ATGACTGGATTGACAATATTTATCGTGGTTCCATTCCTAAAAGTGCCAATAATGCTGGTACAACCACAGATGTTGTTATTACTGAATCAGAAAATACACCTAGCAATTATGCTAATAGTCAGTTCAAACACTGGGCATTAGGTGTAGAAGTACAAATTTTTTACAAAAAAGCCAATCAAACCGACATTTTGTCAGCAGAAATCGAGCTGGCTAAAATGTTTATTGCAAATGGTTGGCGTGTCGAAAAATCTAAAAATCACACTAAAGACCCAGATACCGGACAGGTAACCAAGGTCTTTTATTTTACCAAAATTGAAATTATTTAAAAGGAGCATTTAATATGTCAAAACATAATATTCTTGATGTCACTTTTGCCTCACTCGATGATAGTGGCGATTTAATTGCAGATGCTACCAAAGGCTTATCTGCTGATGGCATTTACATCGCTGATCATCGTGGTGAAGGCTTTGCTACTGCTAACATCACTGCAATCGAAGCTGCTGGGACACCAGGCTGGGCGAATGGCAAGATTAAGCGAATTGCCTATCCAAAATCAGTTCCATCAATCGCTTTAAAGGCTTTAGACCTGGACTGGGGAATTAACAATAAGCTACGTGGTTACGTGCAAGATAATAAGTCTGGTGCTTGGCTATTGCAAACACCTAAGCCACACATTGCTGTAATTATTCGATCACAAGCGTTTGACAATTCTGTTTTCTACGAATGTTTTAATAATGTTGAGTTTGTTCAAGAAACGTCAAACAACTCCACTGACAACACGACTGAAAGCGATGATCCAACTGATTTGACGGGGCAGGCATTAACACCGTTGAAATCAGATATCTTTATCAACCCAAATACTGGTATTCAACAGCCATACATGATTGCTAACTCTGCTGACACTGGTTTTGACTTAGCAAAACTTTATGCAGAAGTATTTGGTGGTTATGTATTATCTACGACCGGCTCAACAACTAGTTCAACGACTGGTTCAACTAAACAAGATTAATGCTAACACAGGCTGGCTCTTAGGCCTGCCTGTTACATAGTACTAAATAAAAATAAAAGAGGTTAATATATTATGAAATTATCGACAAAAATTACAAAGAAGTATTTTGGAATTGCTAAGGCTCAAGATGTCAAGGTAACGATTGGCTTAGAAGATGCTGTAGCAAACATTCAGTTAACTATGCTAGAAAGTGGGTTAGATGACGATGCTACTGAAGCTGATTATTTAAAAGAACAATTAAAACTAACTCGTACCATGATGGATTTTGTGCAGAAAGTTGTGAAGTATACTGATAAGCAAATTGAAACGATTAAAGATTCTATTTCTAGTACTGAGCTTGGCCTAGGTGTTGGCATGCTAATTGCCAAAATTGACGGTGCCACTGATGAAGATGTGTTAAAAGCCGAAGAAGCTAACAAAAACGCACGAGACAAAGCCCAAGAGTCAAAATAAATCGCCAACATTATCAAATGGAACTGCGTAAAAAGATTGCTGAACTAAAAAATCGTCACGAAGATTTACGGCTACTTGAACAAAACTTAATACACGAAGGGTTGTTGCCAGATCAAGTTGAGCAACAGCCTTTTGCTTTGTTCATGGAAACATTGGCTGCTCGTGAGAAAAAGGATCGAGAATATATTGATCCGCGTGAAGCAATTATGTCGTCTTACATGCAATGATAATGTTGGCTGGAAGGAGTAAAGATAATGGCCAAAGTTCAAAGTGAAATGGCGACACGTATTACGGTTGATTCGATTGGCGCTGTAAAAAGCTACAAGGCTCTGACTGATGCTGTCAAAGCTTCTATGAACGCTTGGAAAGCTAGTGAGGTTCAGTTAAAATCGGCTGGGGATTATCAAGAAGCTGCCAAAGCTAAAGTTGAAGGGCTAACTAAGTCTATTGATTTACAAAAAGGAAAATTAGGCGAATTAAAAGCCCGCCAACAGGACATTGACAAGTCTACAAAAGAGGGCCAAGAAGCTTATTTTAAGCTTGAAAATCAAATCGCTAGTGCCACTAAACAGTTAGGCAACTATGAGGGGCAATTAAAGCGTGCGAAAAGCTCTTCTACTTACTACACAAGTGGTTTGGCTGACTTGCAAAAAGGCTACAAGCAAAATGTTAGTGCTAGTAAAGCGTACACTGAACGCCTAGAAGCCGAGGGCAAACAGGCCGAAGCGGGCAAAGCTAAGCTAGCTGGCTTGAAGCAAAGTTACGCCAATTTATATGCTCAGCTTAAGCTGCAAAAAGATGAATTGACCAAAGTGGCCAGTGAGAGTGGCTTAACATCTGAAAAATACGCCAAGCAAAAAGTCAGAGTGGAAGAAACAACCACAGCTATGGCCAAACAAAAATCAGAGGTTGCTTCACTAACAGTAAAGTATGGCACGATGAGTGACAAGATGGCCAAACTGTCAGACAAAGCTGCACTTGTTAAAGATAAGTTCAGGACTGTTGCAAGTGGTTTTAAATCAGTAGCGACTGCTGCAAGTGTTGGCGTTGCTGGAGTAACGGCGGCTAGTGTTGCTGGTGCTAAAAAAGCTTCTACTTTACAAAATATTTACAAGCAAAACCAAAATTTGTTAGTGACCAGTGGCGATTCGGCCAAGTCTGCAATCAAGGCCGTTACTGAAATGCAAAAAGATGGGCAAAAATATTCAGTTAAGTATGGGCTTTCTCAAAAAGAAATCGCTGAGCAATATCAAGATTTAATCAAACGTGGGCACACGGCTAAAGAATCGCTAGCGGTGATGAAAACTGAGCTGCAAGCCAGTGTAGCGTCTGGCGATGATTTCCAAGATGTTGTTAAAGTTTCGAGTCAAGTGCTTGAAGCATTTGGTATGAAAACTAACAATACTGCCAAAATGATGGCGTCCACTAAGCGTGTTGTAAATGATTTAGCATACTCGGCTGATGTTACAGCAACTGATTTTAATAGCTTGGGCAAAGGTATGGAATACGTCGGAGATTCGGCTAATAATGCCGGTTTTAGTATTGAGGAAACTAGTGCAGCTTTAGGTGAACTCTCTAACCACGGCCTTGAAGCAGATAAAGCTGGTACAGGGCTACGTAAAACGATTAATAGCTTGGCTGATCCTAGCGATGCAGCCACTGGGGCACTTAAAAAAATTGGCATTACTTCAACCAAAGTGTTTCAAAAATCTAACGGCGATTTTAAATCCATGTCAGATATTATGGCAATTATGGAAAAGCATACCAAGAACTTAGGTGGCGCTGAAAAAGCTGCCGTATTTAAAGCAATTTTTGGTGCTACGGGTATGCAAGCCGCACAAATATTGGCTGTTAATAATAAGGAGCTTGCGTCATTAACCAATCAAGTAACTAAGGCTGGCAAGGAGGGCGACTATGTCCAAAAACTAGCCAATAAGAACAGCAGTACGGCGCAAATGAATGTCAAACGCTTTAAAGAAGCTGCTGAAGCATTAGAGATCATGATGGGAGCCAAGTTATTACCGACTATGACTGAGGCTGCTAATGACATGACCAAGGCATTTAACGACAAGGGGACGCAAAAAGGTTTAGCTTTATTGATTAATGGCGTCAAAGACTTGCTTAACGGCATGCTTAAAGTTGTTGAATTTATGGGTAACCATACTAAAACTGTAACAGCCTTTGGAGTAGCTTTAGGTGGCGTCTGGGCATTAGCCAAAGTAAACAAGTTTATCAAGCTAATCAAAGAAATGCGGGCTAATTTTGGCTTGGTTAATGACACTGTCAAAAGCCAATCGATTGTGAAAACTGTTGAGGCTGAGACGGCTGCCATTAGTGCCCAGAATGATGTATTGAAAACTAATAATGAGTTAGAAAGCGGCACTGAAGTTTCAACTGGCGAGACCCGAATGTCCCGGCATACTAAATCTGCTTCAAAGTATAGCTATTCAAATGTTGCCAACGACGTTGCAAGTAATGGTAATAGATGGGACTTAACAGGCATTAAAAATGTCGAAAAGGAAACTGAAAAAGCCGCCGGTGAAACTTCTCGTTGGTCAAATATTGTCGGCAAGTTTAAGGGTGGCTTTAGGAAGGCGTTTAGTGGTTTAGGTTTTATTGTTAGTCGAGCAGGTACTGTCGCAAGTGCAGCCATTGAAGGGTGGGACTTAGCTTCTAGTGTCGCCAAAACTTTAAAGAAACCAAGCGCTAAAAACAAAATCTCGCTAGAATCAAAGGCCACAGGTGCTCTAATTGGTGCAGGGATTGGCGCAGTTTTGGGCGGACCCGAGGGTGCGATTATCGGCAGTGCAATTGCTGAACAGATTTCTAGTTCTAAAACTGTACAAAAAGCCGTTAAAGCTACTCATAATCTTGTATCAAATGTGCGGAAGGATTACACGGCCCAAAAAGGAACTGAATATGCTTTGCTTGGTACGGTGAGAACGTCAACTAGTGCAACTAAGCATCAATATGAGAATTCTAAGGTACGTTCCAATTCAACTATGACTAGTGTCAGTGAATTTCAAAAAGCCGCTAAATCCGATGGCATTACCGACAACTCTAGTTCTATTATTAAAAGTGTAAAAAAGAGTTTAAGTAGTTTGCCAGAGTCGGCATTTAAAGCTGGCGAAAGTGCCGCTAAAAAGCTTAAATCAGCATTCAAAAAGACTAATTTAAACTTTGGCAAGCTTGAATTTTCAGTTGACAACAAAAGTCTTAGTAAGGCTATGAAAGACAGTAAATCCGGATACAAGGCAATTACTGACACAGTGGTCAACTATGCTAAGAGTAATGAAAGCAAGTCCAAAAAAACACTACAAGCTTGGGTTAAGTCAGGCTTGATGTCAAAGCAGGATGCCAGAACAGCTTTAGCGAATGAGAAGAGTTACTATGATGGCCGAATTAAAAGTGCTAAAAGTAGTGTGTCTAAGTTAGAGAATGTTGACAAACAATATTATAAGTCAGCTAAGCAAGAAAACACTATGCACAACAAGGCTATGGCCGGCATAAACAAACAGTATGGTTCAACCATTACTAAATTAGAGAATACTCGAAACAGAGATATAAACAGGCTCACTCAAGGATATTATGTTAAGTACAAAGGACAGTATTTATCAGGTCAATCTGGTATTGCTAAAATCAATAAGATTTATGGCAAAAAAATTGAGAGTCAAGAAAAAGAAAAAGATTCTGCCATTAAAGGTGAAAACAAACGTCATCAAGACGCTTTAACCGCTGATTCTAACGCGGCTTTTAAGCGCCGTTTGAAGCTACTGTCAAGTGCCCAAACTAAGACGGATTTGGTAATACAGAATGGTAGCAGTAAGCAAAAATCTATTTTAAGTTCCTTAGCTAAATCTTCTGGAAAAATCAGCGAAAAACAAGCTGATAAACTGGTTAACGAAGCATATCGCACTTATAAAGGCGTGGTTAGACATGCTGATAAAACTTACAAAGGCGCAAAAGATGCGGCTACTAAGAAGTATAAGTCTACCGTAGCGGCTGCACAAACAGAGTATTACCAAAACCACAGTATTTCTAAGAAACAAATGGA